ACGTGTTCAAGTTGTTGGCGTGATGTGTTGAAAGATTTAAAAAATTCGATGGCAGAATAATTAATTGGTTAATTTATATTAATTATGGATAAGAGAGCAACCAACGGAGGGCATAGTACAGCACCGCAAAGACCTGATGACAAACGATTGTTGACTAAAACAGAATTACAAGACGCTTATGAGAATTTAAAACCATTCTTACCTGATGCGTTAAAGTGTTTGGAAACAGCAATAAAAGCAGGTGAAAAATGGGCTATTGAATTATGGTTTAAATATTTCTTTAGTTTGCCAAAACAAACCATCGACAATAATACAAACGTTACCCTAAACGATTTTAATATAAAAGACGTTATTCAATTTGATAATCTTAAACCATAAATACCAACCGTTATTTGAAAATGAAACGAGGTATTATATTATAACTGGCGGGCGTGGTTCTGCAAAGTCTTTCGGGGTTGGCACTTTTGCCAGCCTTTTGTCGTTTGAAGCAAATCACAAAATATTATTTACACGCCAAACAATGACATCTGCGCACCTTTCAATTATACCTGAGTTTCAGGAAAAGATAGATTTAATGCAAGCGAATGAGATTTTTGATGTAACAAAGTCCGAGATTATAAATAAGAAGTCAAAGAGCGAAATTATATTTAGAGGTTTAAAGACTTCATCAGGCGACCAAACAGCTAACCTCAAATCATTACAAGGCGTTACAACGTGGATATTAGATGAAGCGGAAGAACTTACCGACGAAGCAACGTTCGATAAAATAAACCTATCCATACGGCAAAAGGGAAAACAGAACAGGATAATATTAATACTGAATCCATCTACCAAAGAGCATTGGATTTACCAAAGGTTTTTTGAATCAAAAGGAATCCATGAAAGGTTTAACGGAATCAAAGACGATGTAACTTATATTCATACTGATTACCGAGATAACATTAAACACTTGGACCAGTCGTTTATCGATGAAGTGTTAAGCATTGAAAAGAACAACCCTAAAAAATACAAACATCAAATATTAGGCGGTTGGTTGGATAAAGCAGAGGGTGTTGTGTTTAGTAATTGGCGTATTGATAACTTCGCAGAACAAAACCTCACGGCATACGGTCAAGATTTTGGATTTAGTGTTGATCCTACAACGCTCGTTAAAATATCAATCGATAAAGCAAATAAAAGGATTTTCTGCAAAGAATTACTTTACAAACCAAAGTTAACCACAAGCGAAATCTACATTGAAAACAATCGATACTGCGGACATAGAGATTTGATAATTGCTGATAGTGCAGAGCCGAGATTGATTGAGGAGTTAAGAAGTCGAGGGTTAAACATTCGTGGAATTGACAAGCCTAAAATAGTTGATAGGGTTGCACTTATGCAAGATTATGAATTGATTATAAGTCCTGACAGCATCAATATTATAAAAGAAATTAATAACTACGTTTGGCACGATAAGAAGTCGCAAACGCCAATAGATGACTACAATCACGCACTCGATGCAATAGGTTATGCTGTATGGGATTTAATCGGTAAACCAAATCAAGGAATATATCACGTATATTAACGTACAACAAAACAACAATAAAAACGATAATAGATTATGAAAGCAAATTTAATAGTTCCTGAATCATTAAATGAGATTACGTTAGGGCAGTATCAAAAGTTTTATAAGCTAATAAATAACAATCCCGATAGTGAGTTTGTAAGACAGAAAACCGTTTCAATATTCTGCAATGTAGAAATGAAAGATGTAAGACAAATGTTACTTAGTTCAATCGATGAAGTTTACAACGGACTGATTGAATTGTTTAACGGAAATCCTGAATTGATTTCTAGGTTTACAATTAATAACATTGAGTTTGGTTTAATACCTAACTTTGACGATATGAGTGCTGGAGAGTTTGCGGATTTAGACGATTATAATTCAGATGTTGAGCAATGGCATAAATGTATGGCGGTTTTATATCGACCAGTTACAAATAAGTTAACAAAGTTTTATAACATTGAACCATACAAAGGCACGGAACAATATGCTGAAATGATGAAAGACACGCCAGTTGCAATAGTTCTAGCGGTGCAGGTTTTTTTTTACAATTTAAGCAAAGAATTGTTGATCGTTACGATGGATTATTTGGAGCAACTACCACAGTCGGACAAGGCGATTATAGTCGAGAAAGCCAGTTCTTTAGAAAATGGGGATGGTATAATAGCTTTTATGCAATCGCCAAAGGAGACGCTTTCAAAATTGATGACGCAACTGAATTAAATATACATAAGGCTTTAACGTGGTTATCATACGAAAGCGAAAAGAATCAAATAGAAATAGCAAAAATAAAAAGCAATGGTAGCGGAAACAATTAACACACTTAAACAATCATTTTTAAATGAGCCATTCTGCAATACGGCAACCGATGGAGATATATTTGATGTGGATTTAAACAAGGTTACTATATTCCCTTTAACTCACGTTATGTGTACTGGATTTCAAGATTTAGGCAGCACCGTTGCAATATCTTTTAGTGTGCTATGTATGGATATAATCGATGAAACAAAAACACCTATCACAAATAAAAATAATATTTGGAATACTCAAAGCGAATTAATACTTCGAATATTGGGCAGCATAAGACGAGGCAGTTTAAGCGATAATAACTGGGAGTTACAAGATGCAAGTGCATCTACTTTATTTACAGAAAGATTTGAGAATAATTTAGCAGGAGTTGAGCAATCGTTTACGGTCGTAGTTCCAAACACGATGACAATATGTTAAACTTAGATAAGGTACTTAATAGATTTGCAAAACACGTAGTAACGCAATCTAAAGCCAATTTAACAAAAGGTGGCAAGAAAGTATCTAGTAAGTTATATGATAGCATAAAAGCAGATTTAAACGCTAGTAAAAATAGTTTTTCGTTATCGTTTGAGATGGAAAATTACGGAGCGTTTCAAGATCAGGGAGTGAAAGGTGCGAACCCTAATTTAGTGAAAGGAGGCAAACAAAAAGCACCTAACGCTCCCTTTAGTTTTAAGAACAAAAGACCACCGAGTAAATTTATTTCAGAGTGGGCAAAAGCTAAAAATATAAGATTAAGAGATGAAAAGGGTAGGTATAAAAAAGGCAATTACGAAACGATAGGAATTATACTAGCTAATCGAATATTTGCACAAGGTATAAAGCCGAGTTTATTTTTTACCAAACCATTTGAAAGTGCTTTTAAAAATTTGCCTGATGAATTAGTAGAAGCGTTTGATTTAGATTTAGATAATTTGTTAAAATTTACAACAAAATGAAAGTAATATTTGTACGAAGTCCTTATAAAATTTTAGTTGATGAAGCTACGCAGGTTTATACTAAATGCGTTGTTGATATAGCTGACCCTGCTGGAGTGTTACCAACCAAAACAGTAACACTAGAAAAGCAAATACCTGACACAGTTAATCGGGATTGTTGGTTTAATATTTCCCCTTACATAAAAGATGATATTGAGAACATCGCACCGAGCGCAATCACTCCAACGGATGAAGATGCTAATATGTGGCGATTAGTTACAGTTAATACCTATTGGAAAGTAAATTTAACAGATGAATGGACTTCATTAGAAGAGCAAGGATTTGTCGCAGTAAATGGATATAACAATTATCAAGGCGGTTACAATCAATCATTAACGGAAGACGTTATTTGCTTGACAAATGCCGATGTCAATATTTACCGAGCCGATGACAACCAATATTTTAACGTGCTAGTTGATTACAATAATAGCGATGGGTATGATTTGGTTTACCGATATAGAAATTTAGCAGGAACAACTATTGAAAACGTAGTTATATTTGATAAAGACGATGCGAGACTAGGAGTTTTTATGTTAAAAGTACCTTATCGAACTGCAACTGCTGGACTTGAAAACGGCAATAGCGTACAAGTTAGATACGATACAAGCGGAGCAGTTCCAGCACAACCGTTCGTTTACTTCTTAAATGGGGATAATTGCCTTTACACTCCGATTAAATGCACATTTATAAACTCAAAAGGTGGTTGGCAGTACTTAACATTCTTTAAAGCACGTACAGATAGCTACGATGTAAAGAGCAAAGGTTTTAATTTGTTAGCCGATGCAGTTGATTACAACCCATTAAGAGGGCAAAAGAAAGAGTTTAACTTCGATATGAAGCAAACTGTTAAACTTAATACTGGGTGGGTGGATGAAAACACAATCGAGTTACTTGTTGAACTACTATCTAGCGAAACTATACTACTCGATAACGAACCAGTTACCTTAAAAGACAAATCAATTCAAAAGAAAACAAGGTTAAAAGACAAAATGATTAACTACGAAATGAGTTTTGAGTACGCATTTAACCTTATAAACGATGTAGATTAAATGAAAAACGTTGCATTATATATTTATATCGACGAGTTAATTGATGAAGTATTAACGCCAATTAGACACCGTTTAGAATTGTTTGCCGATGAGTCAATTTCGGTTACTTCATCAATCCAAAATTTTAGGGATTTAGGTAAGATATTTACCGACTATTCAAAGGCGTTTACTATTCCAGCATCAAGCCACAATAATAAAATTCTTTACCATTGGTACAATAGCGAAGTAGGAGCGACAATTATAGATAACCCTTTGAGTTTAACCGATGCGTTTGACCACAGAATAACGTATTACGGTTATATTGAAATTGATACTATACCTTTTCGTTATGGTAAGTGGTCTTTAAAAGGAAGTAAAAAAACAGATAATAAGATTGAAAGCTATTCAATAAACTTTACTGGTAATTTAGTGCAATTAAAGGAGCGTTTTAAAGATGACAAATTAAACGCAATAGCTTACTTTGAGGATGGCGTAAGAATAAGCCCTTACGATGCTTTAAATCACGCTTGGAACTTAACGCAGGTTAAAAATAGAGTTGATGGTAATGGAACGGATGACATTTTATATCCAGTTATTGGAACTAAAAGAAAATTGTTCTTAACTTCTGGACCAACCGCAGCCGATAATATTTCAACTACTACGGGAAAATTAAAATTTGATGAGATATTTCCAGCAATAAAAGTCACTAAAATATTGGAGTATATTCAAACGTGTTACGGTATTCAGTTTGATGGAGCATTTATTCAAAGCCAAACTTTTAGTAAACTATATTTATACTTAAAAAATCAAGATGAATTTGTAATAAAGGCGCAACAGTTGCAAGTTGACTTCACAAGTAAACAGCCTTATACTTTAGTTGTAAGTAATCATACTACATTCCCTGATAACACATCGGAACGATACGATTGGTTATTTGACGATTTAAATTTAGATACAGATGTCTTAACATTTGATCGAGATTATGCGCCATTCTTTTTCCCTTATGGTCCAGACCACG